TCACGTGGCACAAACCTTTATCATCCTGAGCCTAAAAATGATTTGTTTGATTTTAATGAAAATGATGCAATCTATCAGTGTCGTCGTGAAGAAATTAACGGAAACAAGAGTGGTGAAGAAAAAATCTTTACTCGAATGTGGAATAACGATGTTGCAGCTGTGAGTGCAATTCGTCAAGCTTTAAACGAAGAATTTTAATTTAAAACTGTTACACACAATTAACTTTATTGAAAAACAATTACAAACTTAGCAAAACATTTATAAAAGGAACATTTTAATGAAAAAGATTTATTTAGCAAGTGGTTGGTTTAATCCTACACAAGACGCAGAACTTACACAACTTGAAAAGATTTTTGATGATCGTGCAGAACATTTTGAATTAGCATCACCTCGAAGAATTTTTATTTGCCCGCCAAACGCGCCTAAAGAAGTACAAGATGAAACATTTGAAGGCAATCTTCATCACATTAAGACAGCAGATTTTTTATTAGTTAATACTCGTGACAAAGATATTGGTACAATTTGGGAAGCAGGATATGCTTTTGCTTTTGATCGACCTATTGTTTATTTCTGTGCAGGTCTTCCTGCAGGCGCAAAGTTTAATTTAATGCTTGCAAGAAGTGGAATTAAGGTATGTACTTCTTTCGAGGAGTTAGAAAATTATTTAGATAGAACAATCACATCAGGTGAGTTACCAATCGAACCTTATGCTGATGCAATTGAATAAAGAAACTTTAAAGTTCTGGTCGTTTAAAGATACAAAGCATTATAAAAATGCAAAATACAAAGATCTTTTTAATACTAGAGTTGAAAGAAGATTTATTTTTGAAAAGTCTTATCTAATAACTTTTCTTGATAAAGAAACTAAACAAAAAACAAGTGCAATTCCTATGTTCTTTAAGTCAAACAATTTTCCTTTAGGATATTATTGTGCGCTAGGTGAAGACAATGAAAAAGTATACTTTAGAGACGAAGATATAGTAGAGGTATTTAATGAGTCTTAAATATGAAAAATTTTTTAAAAACTATGCGTTTCATAATATTATAGGTCATCCTTTAATGCAAATATTAAGCTGGATAGGAAAACCAGGCTTAGCTAATAAAGTCCACGATCAAACGCTACCCAAAGATGGTATTGAAGAAACTGAAACAGCAAATACTAAAAATGACGATCCTGAAGTCAATAAATCTATTTTAAAGGACTAGCGAAATGCCAGAGTCTCCTGAGGTTAAACTTTTTGTAGAAAGATTAAATCAAAACTTTAGATGTAACATGATTAAAACTGTTAAGGTATTAAGTGGTAGATATTTAAAAAAGCCAATAGAAAACTTAAATAGTCTAGTAGGGAAAGAAATTCAATCCTTTGACTGCAAAGGCAAGTTTATTTGGTTAGACTTAGGCAATGTAATTGTTTTCAATACTCTGGGAATGACTGGTAATTGGTCGAGAGAAAAATCAAAGCATTCAAGAATAGAATTTACTTTCTATGAAAACGATACACTTTATTTTAATGATATTAGAAACTTTGGAACATTTCAGATAAAAACTCGATCAGACTTAGAAAAGAAGTTAAAGTCTATTGGACCAGATATGCTTTCTAATCCTCCTGATGATTTTATTGATCGACTAAGAAAATATAACCACAAAAATATTTGTGAAGTTATAATGAATCAAAAGGTAATTTCTGGAGTTGGAAATTATATCAAGGCAGAATCTTTATGGTATTCACGTATAAATCCACATGCAATGATAAAAGATTTAACGGACAAAAATCTGGATACTTTAGATAAAGCCATAAGATTTGTTGTAAACAAGTCGTATGAAGAGCAAGGTGCATCAATTCAAAGTTATTATACTTTTGAAGGTGAAAGCGGAAACGCTACACAAGGATTCGTTGTTTATGGCAGAGATAAAGACTACAACGGTCATCAGGTTATAAAAGAAACAACACTTGATAAAAGAACTACACACTGGGTAAAGAATCGTCAAGTTTTAGGAGTATAACATGAATATTTTTATTTTGGATGAAGACCCGAAAAAAGCTGCTGAATATCATTGTGATAAACATGTAGTAAAAATGATATTAGAATCTGCGCAGATGATTTCATCTGCGCATTGGTTACATCTACTATCAGCAAACGGTAAAAGTTTAAAAGATTTTAGACGTGTTAGAGACGCAAAACAATGGTTGTTAACAAATACAGATAAGTCATTGCATCCTCCGTATTCTTTGACACATGTACATCATCCGTGTACTATTTGGGTTAGCTCAACTAAAGAAAATTATGATTGGCACTATCAACTTCTTTTTTATCTCTGTGAAGAATATACTCGTCGTTATAAAAAAATACATAAGACAGCTTACCATCTTAAATGGTTTAAGAAAAACTATCCTTTAGGAATGACTAGTGATAAGCTTGAAGATTTTGCTATTTGTATGGATGATAATTATAAAATCAACAACGACCCTGTTCGTTCTTACAGACAATATTATATCAAAGACAAATCAAGATTTGCTAAGTGGAAATACACTGTAGAACCTTCTTGGTACACTAAAGGATTACTAAATGGTGGACTACATACATGACCTAAAAAAAGGCGATTTAATAAAATATAACTTCCTCTATTCAAACGAAAATGAAAAGTTTGGAATTGTATATGATATTAAAAGCGACCCCAACTTTTCAGCAATAGTAACTTTATTAACTGATGGCGCTTTTGATACTATTCCTTACAACATTATGGAGTTTACAATTCTTGAGTAAAGATTACAAAAAATACATTTCACAGCTAGTTAATATTACAATTGACTATTTAAACTATAACTTTGTTGCTCGCTACTATAATTGTATTGTATTGAAAATAGAAAAAATAAATAACAACAAAGACTTTCTTTTTGTTTTAACTGCTGAGGGTGAGACAAAACCAATTATCCTATACGACCCAGAAAATATTAAAGTTAACATTCATCCAGTATGATAGAAGAAAATTTTATAAGACTTGGTCAAGACTTTTATTTAGATCAAAATGATATAGGAAATGTCATAAGTGTAATTATTGAATATGATTATTATAATACATTAAGTAGATTTGATAATTGTTTGCTTGTAGGATTATTCAATATTAATGGTGTTAGGCCAAAAGGAATAACAATATTTTACGAAGGCAAGATAAAACACATCATTCTCAGCAAACTTAAAAATGTTAAAATAAAATTTGTAACATAAGGAAAAAAATGTCTTCTTATCAAAACGGCCTAAATGTAGGTGACTTAGTATATGCTGAATATAATATTTTTAGTTTAGCTAAGAAAAAGTTAAATTTATTAGTTTTAGACAGAACGTTTCTTTTTTCAAAAGACACAAGATATGGTCTTAGAGAATTTTACAATTATAGTGTTTATTGTTTAGAAAACAATATGCATTTCAAGGCTAGCACACAAGAATTAAAAGTTATTAAAATAATAAAAGGATAAAAATGAGAATTGGAATTACAGGCGAAAAAGGTTTTATTGCAACAAACTTATCAAAAGAAATTGCAAATCAAGGGCATGAATTTGTATCAATCGATAACTCTGAGTATGCAATAACTATGATGTTATACACAGACTCAAACGAAGTTTGTGTGTATTCAAATAATGCCGAGTCTTGGACAAACTTATTTAAAAGTCTAAAACTAGATTGTATTGTTCACAATGCTGCAGTAGTCGGTACAGATGTCGTTGCACTTAATCCTGAACATTCTATGAATACAAATATTTTAGGCACGCAAACAATATTAGAAGCTGCTAATAATTGTAACATGTTAATTGTCTATACAGGAACAACAGTTATTTATGACACTTACAAGTACCAAGAAACTGATATTCTAGAAAATAGCGAGATCTTTCCTAGAACAAACTATGCAATTCAAAAATATGCAGGCGAGATGTTTATAAGAAACAATGCGAAAGAGTGGCTAGTTACTCGACCTTTATTCGCATACGGAGGCGAAGGAGATATGAACTCTCTGATAGCAAAGTCTTTATATGGTATTAAAAATGGTATTGAAAATATTGATATGTTTTTAAATCCAGAAAAGATCAAAGACTATATGCATGTCGAAGACTTTTGTCACAACGTGGTAAGGCTAATTGATTCTGAAATCCGAAATGAAGATTTTAATATTACTGCGTGCAATCCTTACAGCACTTTGGAGATTGTCAACATGATTGAAGAAGTAACTGGGCACAGCTTGGAAAATATTGTTAAGTGGCACCCAGAAACTGACTATTTAGGCAATCATAGACTTTCTAATAAAAAGTTTGTTGACTTTATGAAATATTCAAAAGCAAAAACCCTTAAAGGAGGTATTAAACAGTCTTGGGAATCAATTAAAGATTCAGGCGAAAAGTATAATCCTTTAAAATATTTAAATCAGGCAGACAAAGAAGGCGTTGACTTAAAACAATTTTTTCCTAAATAAACTGTTTTAGGGTTTTAACGCTAAGGCATATTTATCTATAAAAGGAGTAAATATGTCAAGAGTATCAACACAAGTAACTTTGGTCTGTGAAGGGTGTACTAGTGAATATAAAAAGCCTAAGTCTAGAGCTAGTACATCAAAGTTTTGTTCTAGAGAATGCAAAAACAAATCAAGTATTAAATACGAAATTAAAAGCTGTGAAGTCTGCAAAAGTGATTTTAAATCAAAGCGAGGAAAAACATTCTGTTCAAGAGAATGTTATCTTAAGAAGAACAAGCTCCAAAGAGTTGATTTAAAGTGTGACTATTGTGGAGAAGACTATCAAAAGCCTTTAGGTAGAGAAACTAAATACTGTGGAAAAGACTGCCAAAATAAAGCACAGAGTAGTGGTTTACATGAAATACCTTCAAACGGAAGATTAGGTTTTAGGTACGACTTGCCTAGTAATTACTTTTTCAAGTCTTCTTTGGAAGCTGATTATGCTAGATGGTGTGAAGCAACAAATAAGTCTTACATCTATGAGCACAAGACATTTACAGTTCAGTACGACGGAAGAGACAAGCAGTATACACCAGACTTTTATCACCCAGACGAGGATCGATATGTAGAATTAAAAGCAATAAGAAGAGATAGAAAGTTTAATTCAAATCTTTTAGCAGCAGATATTTTAAAGCAGCAAGGTGTTAATATTGATGTTTTATTAATGCATGAGTTTTACACTCAGATTAAACAAAGCAATCACTATTGGACCATAGACAATATAGAAAACAAGAATTATCATGGAACAAGACATCTTATATACCTTAAAAAGGCAGCGAAATAAAGGTTTTGCAGCATTAACAGTAGTTTTATTGTCTGCTGTTTTAGGGATGATTGCTTTTGCAGTTATTCAATACGGTAGAATATCACTCAATGTAGCAAATGAAAAACAAACTCTTGACTCTTGTGGGACAGGAGCGGGACTAGGTATTATATCGACAAACGATATCGACGAAGTTTGTTATGGTGAGTATCTAAATGATTGTGCAGAAGCATTAGAAATGCCACAACCTGACTTTGTCTGCGAAGATTTAGGTTTAGAATGTGATGTAAACGGTATATGCGAAAGAAAGTTTGGTATATCTTCAACGTATAATCCAGGTCGTGGTGACGTAACAAAGTCTGTAGCTGTTTCTATTTCTGAAGAGGTTCATGATGTTGACTTGATAGACGCTGCTGTGATAATGTTGTTAGACTATAGCGGCTCAATGAACGGCAATAGAATACAACAGCTAAAAGACACAGTCTCACAATTCATCAATTCAGACTTTAATCTAAGTTATTCTGTTATTCTTTATAACAGTAGCGTGATAGAAAAATCAGACATTGGTAAAAGTCCTCAACACAAACAAACAGTGCTTTCTATTGTTAATAATAGAAGCCCTGGTGGAGGAACAAACTTTGTATCACCTTTGCAAGAAGCACTGGCACAAATACAAACAACAAGTTACGAAGCATATTATATTTTACTAATATCAGATGGATCACCAAATGAAGGATCAGGACCATCGCAAACATTTGTACAAAACAATATAAGAAATATCAATGATAATAACTGTATTTATTCTACAGTAACTGATCCTTGTATTACTGTGTATACTTTAGGTGTAGATAACGCAAACACAGGTGCATTACAATCTATAAGCGGAAATACTTTAAATACAACGCCTAATGAATTTTCTTTTGTCGTTAACGCAAATCAAGTTGCTGCAGCATTTAATGCTATTATAGAAGAGATAATGTGCAGGATAGGCCCAGTAATTGCTGAAGGTGACTTAAATGTTTTTAACGATTTGCAAATCTTAGAAGAAGGGATTGATTATTTATATGATGATTTATACAAAATACTTAAATTTTATGACGAAGAACCTTTTAATATTTGCACAAACATGTTAAATAACAATGCACAAATAACTCTTAGATGGGGAAAGCCTAAAGTCAATGTCCAGTAATTATAAAAATGAAATACACTCTGTGTCACAGTTAAAAGAAGGAGATATGATTGATGTTTTTTTCTATGGTGAAAAAATAAAAAACAACTGCTTGATTACAGAGATCATTCAAGATCATTACTTTGTTAAAGGACTAATTGTTTATTTAAACGGAACCTCTAGAGAAACAATGGATTTAGAAAATCAAGACGGTCTATGGGTTACTAAATCTGAAGTTTAGCCTACACCATACTTCTTTGCGTTAACAAAATATTTGTATGCTCTACTAAACACGTTTTTAGCAACCTCAACTTGATCCACATGCTCGTGCTCAATATCACAGTCTAAAAATTCAACTATATCAAACTCTTTTTCAATATCATAAAGACCGCTGTATTGGATTTCTTCGTCACTTAAAAACATACAATATGCAAGAACTTTTAATAAGTTAACTTCTTCTTCAAGCGTCAAATTTGCAGCTTTTAAAAGTTCACTAGACAAGTTAGAATTCTTTCTAAGTAAATTCCAGTAGACTTCATTATAATATTCTGGTGCATTAAAAAATGGTTCTGGATCATCCTTGTTAATTTTAAAAGCTGACATTTCTTTCAATACAGGTGACAGCATAGATAATATTTGTTTAATTTCAATATCACTTGCATTAGAATTATACAATATTTTAGAAAGCCTAGCAATTGCTTCGTTTTTTTGATCATCATCTAGATCATCTAATTTTTTAGACGTTAAATTAAAACCGTCTATTACATCTTTTAATAGTATGTCTGTTATCGGTGCATTATCATTATTAAATATAGATGATTCTTCAAAGCCGAATTTATCAATAATTGCATGTGCTGTTTCTTTTTCTAGGTACTTAGAATAAACGAGTGAAGACATTGGAAAATGAAAGCTGTTAAAACCTTCAGGCTTTTCAGTTTTGTCAACAATGTCAAGTTTTGATTCCTTGCTAAGCAAAGGACTTGCTATAACGTTTTGCATTATTCCGAATTCTGCAGGATCACAACTTCTATACATTTCTTGATTTGTCATACCGATTCTTTGTTTTATTAACTTCTTGTAAAGATCGTCTGCAATATAGCTAGAAGATTTATCATTAATTAATAAAGGCCCAAAATAAAAATGTTGCATTTGAAAATTTAAATTATTAGCTAATTTATAAATGTGCTCTAGTATATCCGGGTTGCTTGTTTTATTTATAACTTGAATTGCAAAATAGTCCTTGTCAGATAAAACGTCTTTTGCAGACTTAACTGAGTTTTTAGAGTTGTAAATTTTCTTAAAAGACTCCAGACTTAAATCTCCATAGTTATATTTTTCTACACGCATAACTCTGCTTTCGTTATCTGTGTTCCAATTTACAATTCCACTTGAAATTAAGTCTTCTAAAATTTGATTAAATTTTTTCTGTATAAGTTGTTCTTTTTTAAAATTTAAATCCTTAAAAATATTTTTAAATGTCCCGATAGACTCAATTGTATCACCAGAAAAATCAAATGAAACTGACTGACTGGGCTCGTTAGAGTGGATTGTACTTGTTTCTATGTCGTCAATTCCTGTAATTCCTATTGCCTTTAACAAGATAGAGTAATACTGTCCTCTATTATTATTTGATACAGCTTTTGCGAGACCGCTGGCAATAAATTCAATTGACCTTTTTAAAATATTAAATAACATATATTGCCTTGTAGGCTTCGAACCATACCCGTATTCTATCCCTCTTTTTTTAGAATATTCTAGAATAAAGTTAAAAACAGCACCTGCAATTTCTTGTTTATAGTCTTCAATAACGTTCATTGAAGATTCTGGATTGTTTTCGTCTATTATAAAAACATGACTATAGTTTTTGAATATATAATGTATGTCTACAATACCAGGCTTTGTCACAGTCTGTGATAAACTCTGTATATCTTTTTCTAGCTGGCGCATTTCAGGACTTTTAGGCGATCTAGGAATTTCTTTAGGCGAGTTATTTAGTGTCAATAAGTTCAAAGCAACTCTAACACATTCAGCAATGTCATCAATGACCTTTTTCTTTGTAGAGTATCTTCCGTATATTTCTAATTTATCATTACTTTTCTTTCTAACTTTTGCCATCTTAGAAGTATCTAGCTTGTAAACGTGAAAAAATTCATAAATAGTTGCAAAATTTGCTTTCGTTGGCATACCATGATTAACCAAATTTTCTAGGTTAACTTGATCTAAAGGATAACCATATATTCCAAAAGGCGTTGCATAATTGACTTGATCACTAACGTCAAAATTTGGAAATTCAGCTTCATCACGCTTTCTTTCAAAACGAATATAAGTGTTAGGTCCTGCAGCTATTATTAATTCTTCTAGCATTTCATCGACAGATAAATTTGTCTTATCTATCGTTTTCATCTTGGTCACGCTTTTTTGTTGTGAAGCTGCACTAAACTTATCACCTGCTAATCGTTCAGGTGAAAACATGACTTCTCTGCCTAACGATTCTCTAATATATTTTCTAAGTAGTCTATTATTCATTATAAACCTTATTATATCTTTTATGTGTAAATATAAATATTATATTGATATAATAAATAAAAAACAGAAAGGTTATAAATTGTCAATAAACAATATTATTCCTCCAGATAGATTTGTCGGGCTTCATGCGCACAGCACATTTAGTACTTTTGATGGATTAGGTTATCCTGCAGATCACATTGATTTTGTCCTATCTGAATCTCAAGGCATGGATGCCTGGGCACTAACAGATCACGGCAATGGTAATGGTCTTGC